TTATTGCTGGGCTTCGATTGTGAATAGGGCAGTGACCACGTCGTCGGTAATGAGCGTGTACATTCCGTCGGAACAAAGCACGGCCCAATCACCGGGTTCGACCACCACGCAATTGGCGATGTTGAGCGCGCCCCTTTCCATCATGTGCCAGTCGTCACGACTGTCCACTAGTCGCGTGAACGCATCATATTCCTGACCCGGCTCTGGCACCTTGTACCCGTAGGTAACTGATCGGTCTGAGGGGTTGTCTTTGCGAATGAGATTTCCGTGCATAAGGGTCTCCATATTAAGCCGCTTTCAGGCTGGCGTCGGACCAATCCATTACATAATCCGCGCTGAACGGCTTGGCCCTCCATGCCGCATAAGCCGCATTGGAAGGCGCGGTCAGCGTTGTGGTGAATGTGCCGGTCCCGTTGATGTTGAGGTTGTTACTAGGGGTATTGATCGCGGCAAAACTGGCGTCGTAGAACGTCACCTGACATTGGTAGTTGCCGCCGCCGGTAAAGTTTTCGACAGTCACCGCCCATTCATAGTCGGTTGCGGCCCCAATAGCGCTACCCCCATTCAACGTTGCTAAGTTGGCAGCGCCCGATCCCGTCCAGAATGTCGAGAACGAACCCGCTGTGCGCCACTGCGCCTGACTGCTGGTTATGGTAACGCCGCCGGGTGGCGACCACTTTGAGGCATCATCAAACCCCGGATCGACCAAAAGTTCAGGGTTTCCCACCGGCCCCGCGATATATGGCGTATACAGAAGCATCATTGCAGCGCCACCACGTTCAGGACGGAGAAGCTGTTCACGACTGTGATAAACAGCATGAAGTCGTCGCCATCAGTTGTTGTGAGGGTGTCGCCTTTAACCACGGTGAACCCAGACGTGGTGATTGTTCCGGCGCTTGCGTTGTTCGTTACCTGAACCGCGAATGTCCCTTCGCCGCTCGGCACCCCTAGGGTGAATGCGCCGCCGTTCACAATGCGCTTGATGTTGCTGCCAGAAACCGCAGGCGTGTAGGTGCCTGACGATTGCGTTCCGTCGTTGTCCGACGTGTAGGAAACTTCGGGCGAGGTTATGACAGGCGCGGTAAGGGTCTTGTTCGTCAGGGTTTGTGTGTCAGTTGTTTCCACAAGCTCCGTAACATCTGACAGGCGCGCTTCGAGCAATGCCCTTGTGTTAACGTCGATCGACGTGCTGCCGTTTAGCCCCAAAAGCCCCGTGTATGAGGCAACGCTTACAGCATTGGTGACTGTAAGATTGTCGGCGTAGATGTGCCCCGCTCTTACAGCGTCAGTGCCGATATCGCGCGTCCCGTCGGCGTCAAAAGTAATGTTGCTGTCAACCGGATCACTCCAAGCATCACCGCCACTCGCGCCGGGGACCGTAGCCCAAGACCCATCGCCCCGCAGGTACGTTGAAGCACTTGCGGTTCCGGTTGCGCTTATTTTGGCAATGGTAACGGCATTGTTGTCGATTTGAGCCGTTCCCACTGTATCCAGATCCGCAAGGGCACCCGTGTTCGCTGTAGCGCCCGTCGCAACCCCTGCCAACTTGGACTTTTCCGCCGCTGTCATGAGCTGCGTGTCGCCGGTGTTATCATCGCCGGGGATGTAAACGCTATCGATTACGTCGTCGAACTCCCCCCGCAAATCTGCCGCTGAAATGTCGCCCGATGTGTTGTCAGCAAAAGCTGTGTTTTTATCGGCTTTCAGCGCTGCCCTGCTTTGAACTGCCATGTGTCTGCCTCCTAGACTGCAAAGGCGCTAGAGAACGCCGAAGAAAACGCGCCAACGGCCCCACCCGGAACCGTGCTTGTGTTGGTTGTGTAGGTTCGCGTGTTACCCACGCTGTCAGTGACCAGAACCCGCGCAAAAACAGCGTCACCCGCTTGCAGGTCGTAGGTCCCCGGCTGCACAGCGCCGTTCACGTAGTAGGTCGGAACCGCGCTTGAGATTGTGCCCTCTGTGGACGTGTAAGACCCCGCCACGTATCCATCTGCGGGGGTGTCTGAATCAGAAAGCGCCCCCATTGTAGGAGGCGCTGTTGCTGTGATTATTGCTGCTGTGCCGCGTAGCGTGGAAAGCCCGAGGCCGATACTCAGTCTCATGATTTATTCCCTGTTTACCCTTGGGATGGATACCGAAGTTCGTCTGTAAGCTCGGCTATGAGCTGCAACCGCATCGGGTCGGTCAGTTCCACTGCGGCTATCAGGTTGTGGTCGCGGTAAACCCGAAGCTCGCCCTCGTGGACCTTGACAGTTCCAACTGATTTAACCGTTATTCTTCGCGTCATGCCGTGACCTTCACTCTGCCAACCTCGCCCTTTTCCTTGTGGTACGTCACGGCCTGCAATTGGGCGCGGGCGCAGTATGCGTGACCGACCGCGTATGCATCCTTGGCCGTGAGGGCGCGTAGTTGCTCCCACTGCATCCCGCCTATGTCCGCGCTCTTGTGGTGGTGCAGGTGCCCGGTCCATAGAAAGCGGTATTGCGTCTGGCCCCACATCGGGGCGTATGTATCGGCCAGGAAGTTCACCAGCCGTTCTGCCTTCACACCGTCGCCGTGGTGGGCGCAGATCATGTTTTTGCCGAACTGATAGGTGAAGTATTTCCCCGGCTGCTTTTCGACCGTCACGCGGGGTTCATTGCGGAAATGCTCATAGAGCGCGAACATGATCGCGACATAGCTTTCCGGGTTGTGGTTGCCGGGAAGGATGCGAAGAATCACATTCTTGTGCTTCTTGAGCGCCAGCTTAACCGCTGTCACAAGCGTGGAGATTGTCACGTCTATGGTGCGGTAGTGCCGTGAATCCACATCCAAAACATGCTTAGAAGCTGGTGTCTGGTTCTTGTGGTCGTCCGCGTGGGTCAAATCGCCCACATCTAGGATGATTGCGGTTTCAGACGGGGCCGATGCCTCTACAGCCTGACCGAGCCAGTTGATCAGCCGTTGCGTGGCCTTCTTGGTGTCGTAGTCCTCGCCGGTCTCTGGCCCCCATGCCAACATGCCGATATGCACGTCTGCGGTCAGGTACAGGGTCAGGAGGTCCTTTGCCTTATGCGCCGGGGCGGGGATTGGCTCTGCTGCTGGCAAGTCTTCGAACGCGGCCTTGATGCGCTCGATCATGTCTTCTTGTTCTTGCGCGTCCGCCTTCCAGAATACCGAGTCACGCGACCCGTCTTTGTGCTGGATGACACGCCAGCCGTGCTTAGCTGCGCCGATATCGAGGCCGCTAACCTCGATTGCCGCCTTCTGCCCTTCTGGGGCGTCCAGCCACTGCTTGGCCCTTACTAAGCGATCTTGTAGCGCATTCTTGCTAATCCCGAGTGCGGCAGCCGCTTTACGCTGACTGCCGTGCTGCTCGTAGGCTTCTAGGGCCTCTCTTTGTGCCGGGGTCATGAATTAAGCGTCGGGCGATGGCTCGGCAAAGGCCAGAAGGCACACGTCCCCATTGCCGGGAACGTAACCGAACGTAACCGTTTCTTCGCCACCTTTGATGAGGTAGGTCACTGAATCGACTGCGCCGAATTTTGTTTGCACAGCTCCCCGGTGCAACTGCCTGCCAAGGCCCTTTTTCTGCCGAAATACGTCCCAATTTGTGTTGTACTTCTCGGCGCTTTCACAAACCGGCTTAGAAAGAACTGTTATCTTGAACCCGTTTTTGAACAACACTGTATTTTGTTCATTCGAAGCCTCTGCGAAAACAGGGGTTGCTGTGATAAGGGCTAATGCTGCTGCTAGAGATTTCATGTCCGTAACCTTTCGGTTGGGCCCGCTTTTCCCGGTGCAAGCCTGTCCGGTACTCCCTGCATATTGTTAAATTAGTTAGCAATTGTCAACTAAATATGCCAACTTAACCGCATGCTTCCACATGATTTAGCGTTAGAAGATCACCGCACCTGCTATGAAAATTAGCGCGTGGTATCCGACAAGCGCCGCCAGCCCGATCCAGTGATCGTGAACGGTTGGCTCGTATTTATTTCGGCACCAAGTAGTCAAAGGCTGGGCAAGCCAGAGCAAAACGCGCGTAGCCTTCCTGAATTTCGGCCTTGGTCTGTTCCGTATCCAGTCTAGAACGTGTCGCAAGGCTCTCCCCCCACTGGATACATAGTTCCTGCTCAGTCGCGGAAGCCTCGGTCATCATATTCCCGCAGGCGGTCATCAAGGTTGCGGCCAACGCGGTCGCGAATATCAGCGGCGTTTTCATAGTCATCCTCCTGCGCCTCTGCGCGGGCCTCTGCGCGGCCTTGCTTCTTCTTCACGGCCCCGAATGTCAGGAATGCAATTACCCCCACCACGGCGGCGCTCAGCAAGCGTCCGATGCGGGTCGTCAGGAACCAAGTCACAACGACCAGCCGTTCCGCTTGGCCATGGCATACGCCAACTCAACGCCAGCGCCGACAGCCGCCGCGATTGCGGTTACAAGGTCTGGATCTGCTGCGAGGGTGTCACCAGCGGCTTGCGAGCCAACGATAACGCCGCCGATGATGTAACGCAGGATGATACGGGCAATGGGTGCATAGTTCATTTTTTGGAATCCCGTTTTGTGATTGCTGAGAGCAGGCTCTGGATAAGCCCGATGATCGTTTCGAATATGTTGGTGGAGGTCTTCTTGCCGTATCCTTCGGCAGCAAGGGCAGCGTCATACTTGGCCGCAAGTTCCGCGATTTGCGCAGCCTTGTCTGTGCCGTTGATAACGCGCCGCGCGCCCTTCCAATCTGTTTTCTCAGAGTTGATGTAGTCGGACAGTTTCCTGCCGGTAAACCAGCCCTCTTTAGAGCCTCTGACCAATATCTTGGTGGCTAACTCTGGTTCCATCACCGCGTCTGGATTTCTCGCGAGGTCGCGGCCAAACACTGAACCGGCGTGGACGTAGTTGCCGCGCCAAGTAAGCTGCACGTATCCACGCCCATAATAGGGATAATACCGCAAGTTGCGCCTGCGCCATTCCTCGCTTAGCCAGTATGCCTCTCGAACCGGCTTCATCGTGTGCGCCGTTTCCCAGCGCGTCGTTGCCAGCACGTATGCAGCCTGATTGCGCAATAGCCCTTCTTTCGCGCACTCATCGATAATGAGGCGCGTGTCACCGCGATCTAAATCCATGTTCAGTCGTCCGTGTTGAAATGGGTTATATTCTGGACCGGCCTGCGTCCGTCTCTCGGTGCCCATGTGGTGTAAATGGTGTAACTGCCATCTAGCCGGGACAGGCAGCCAGGATCACCCACATAGTCATCCAGCGTGAACACCTTCCGGCGGCTTTCGTCTGTCTCGAACTCAGCCCAGCCGGTCCCGTGGCACACCGTAAAGCCTGTTTCTTCCGAGGTCACAACAACCTGAAAATCAGCGATTACATCAGGCGGGCGAATGGCGCGGTCTAGCGTTACGTACCCCCCGGAATAGGACAGTTCCCTTATGGAGATGAATGCAGGTTCAGGCATCACATAGTTGACGCCGATCAGCATCACCCCTGCGGTTAATCCGCCGACGAGAGAAGGACCAAAATTCATCAGAAAAGCCCCAATTGTTTAGCCATGATGTAGCCACCGCCAATCACCGAGATTGTGGCGAACATCTTGACGAATGCGGGGAAGCCTTGCGCAATTCGGGAGAACCACGAAAGGCCGGTATTCTTAAGGAACTCGTCAGGGTGCATGAAGTGGCGATCAAAGAAGTGGTGCCGCTCTCGCATCTGCGCGCGCTCCTCCGGGGTGAAATCTTCCTGAGAAAATCCCTTCCCCCGGAACTCTAAAGGGTTCTTCTCGTTCATTGCGTCCCCCGCCTAAAAGATGCGATCAACACCAAACTTGTCAGTGGGACGCAGAGAGTGCGGCAGCCCGCGATAACCAGCGTCCCTTGCTCGGCCTCAAGCGCGAGAACCCAGAGCAACGTAAAAAGCAGCAATGCCGGGGCTGAGCCAAGCAATGCGATAAGCGCGCCACCCCTGCCCCCCATGACGCAGCCAATCGCTGCAATCAGGCAGGTTGCGGCCTGTGTCAGTGACCAGAATAAAGCCGGGATTGCGTAGACCGCAGGCCCATAAAGCTCAGGCGTTACCGGGTTGCCCCCTCGGGCGATTGTCACCGTGAAGCTCAGGGCGATCCCGCAGAATCCGAACATCGTGACCGCGTAGACATATCGGCAGCGGTCGAACTCGGTCCCTAGCTGCCAATCTCTGTAAATGTCATCCAGCATTCTCGCGCCGCCATTGGACCCCGGCGGCAACCAAAACCAAATGCGGGATAGCAGCAGCCGGGAACATGGCGACAAACGCGCCAGTCATCACGTGCCCCAGATCCTCAAGGCAGTCACTTAGTTTGGCGTCAAACCAGCAGAGTTGCAGAAACTCCCAAAAAGCATAGGCCATTGCGATAAACGGAATTGCCTGCCAGCCACATACGAACACCGGAGCGAAGCCAACTAAGTATGTATGTCCGATTTGGTTTAGAAGGTATTTCCCCGGCTCTTTCTCATAAGCCGATGGGGAGCGAAGAAGGCCGATCATTACACCTCGCCCCGTTCGCTATTCTCGCTGATTGTCACGCCGTTCTTTCCCAGACATAGAACGCCTCGGAAGGCTGAATGTTGTTGTGAGCGCCACCCGAGCCAATGCTTGTTGTTGTCCCAGAATACGTATGAGCGTGTGACCCAGCGGTAGAGGTGAGCGAACCACGACCATCAACACTGCCCGCGAATTGAGTGTTGCTATTGGGGACTCCGGTGTCGACGAAACTATACCGTCCGCCGTTGATGCCTGCGCCGCCGCCCTCAATGTGGCTGTGCGCCCCGCCTGTGCTGGTTATGCCGGAATAGGCGTGCGTATGAGCCGGGGTTTCAGCCACTGTCAGGGTGTGTGTTTCGGAACCGCGCTGGTCTCCTTCAGCCCATGTGCTTTCGCCGTTATCGCCTACACCAACGATGGCGCGGCCTTCTGCGACTTGTGCCCATGTGGTGCCGGGAAACCGCAGCCCAGGGTTTGCAGAGCTGGTGGACATAATCGTTGAGCCAACCGGATAGATCAGATCAATGACACCTGCCAGATCCGCCATCACTTCCCGAATGGCGTTGTTTATCCCGGCTGGGGAGCAACCTTCGGCAATGTTGACGCCATTTATTGCCGTATTGTTGGCCGCGTTTGAGTCATAGTCAGTAATCGCCATTTAGACACCCATCGATTGAATGAATTGCAGGTAAGCGGCCATTGGATCGCGCTGCGCAGGTTGGATCTGCGCTTGCGGTCGTGGGGCAAATTGAACCGGCTGTTCTTGTGGTTGACTGGCTTGGGTTATCTCCTTGCCGATATTGGCGAGGATCCCAAAGTTGGTCTGCTCGGGCGTACCCATGTCGAGTTGATCAGGTGACGGGGGCAGAATGCCGGAAGTCTCCGCTTGCTGCCCGCCAAACGTCATCCTCTGGTTGCCGCCTCGCGCGCCTGCCATTTCCACTTGCCAGGGCTCCCATTCCATCGGAACGGAAAGCCCATATTTCGAGGCGTTTTGTGCGATCCACTTCGCGGCAGGTGAGTTCGCGTCACGGATCAAGCTGCCGTCAATGGCAAAATCTACAGCAGTCCCGTAGTTGTGCTGAGATTTACCGGGAGGCGCGACCCATTTGCGCGCCGCTTCTGGCGAACCGTATTTTTTGACTGCCGCGTCATAAAGTTGTCCCTGCAACTCTGGTGATCGGTATGCAGACGTGATCTGCAAAGGCACCCCGGCGTCATGCGCGGCCCTGACCATATCGTAAACACCAGAGGCAAAAGCCGGGTTCAATCCGGTGAAACTGTCAGGACGAGCGGCAGCACCGCCCACCGCATACGGCGACCAGTTGTAATTCATTGAATTTGCCTCTTTGGTGTTTATATTGGCCGCATGAGTGTTATTGATTTTGCGTTTGCGGTTTTCATTGGAAACGTTGTTTCCGGTATATTCTTTTGGTCATGCTGGCAGTTTCACAAGCATGACGAGCAAGCCCACTGGCTTGCTTATGCAGGCTTCTTGCTCCCGATAGCGGGGATGCTGATTACGCTATATGTTACTGGCTCAGCGCCACCCCACCTCGACGCAGTAAGCCTTCAATAGTGTTCTGGGTTGCTGCGGGGAGTTGAGGAAGGTTCTGAAGCGCGCCTTGCGAGATAAGCGCTTTGGCAATATCCATCTGTCGTGATGCCATGCTGTCGCCAACATTTGCGGCAATTTCACTAGCGCCACGGCCAACAGCCGCGCCGAGAATACCGCCCGCTGCGCCGCCGCCGAATGTCGCGATTTTTGCGCCCAGACCATCGCCCAGCAACCGCACGGTGCGCCCAACGGCTGTATTGCCAATGACTTTGCGCAGTGCGTCTTCCTCTGCCTTCGTGAAGAGTTTCATTTTCTTGTTTTTCCGCAGAAGCGATTTGATCTGGTTGCGAAGCCCGCTTGCGGTCCCACTGAGGTAGTTGTCAGCCTCATCAGAGGCGTTTTCGAGCATTTGGGTCTTTACAGCCGACTTCCACATTGACCGCGCCTTCTTGAGTGCAGTTGTCGCGGCCTTAACATCCCCCGCAACCATGTCTTCAGGTCTCAGGCTATCGATAAATTGGTCAATCTCATTCACTGCTTGTTTTGCGATGTTCGCGCCCTGCGTTGGACGGAACGCATTGTCAACTTCCCGACCAAGAACGCCAGCTTGTTTGCGAACGTCTTCTATAGCCCGTAGCGGGATGCCGTATCGCCCAGGACCAGCCGCTGCTTGGCCTTCGCTGGCCTCTTTGACCATCAACCCAAGGGTCTTATTGATGTCACGGCCAGATTTCGGCTTGAGCCCAAGTGGGCCGGGGATTTTTGGTGCCCCGGCGTCATCAATGCGCTTTGCGACCTGAGATGTCAGGCGCTCCATGGCCTCTGGACCGATTTGTGCATCTGCGTTTTCAAAGGCCCGGTATTGTGCGCCGGAGGAAGCGCGCTGTTCTGCCGCTGTCTTCGCCGCCGCTAGCGCCTGTTTCTTCGGCGTTCGCTGGATGAACTTATTCACGACACCCCGAACAGCAGACCCGATGACGGGAGTCGCAGCCCCAACCCCAGCGCCCCACAGAAGCCCATCACGAAGCGAAGCCAGGCGATTATCGCCCTCCCCTTCAGTGAAGCCATAGACCCCACCCATACCGGCCCCAGCCGCCGCCGACGCGCCGCCACGTAACAGCAACCCACCTTTAGCAAGACTGCCAATCGCCCCGCCTGGGAGAAGCGCGCCGAGAATGCCGCCCCCTACTTCAGCGGTGAGGGCCGCGCCGGGGTTGCTTTCCTCTAGAGCGCGTTCTTGTTCTCGGTAGTGGTCGCGCCGTGTCTCATAATCGACGCCGGGAATAAGGCTCTCAACGGCTGCTGACGCCTCGTCCCCGACGACTCCCAACGTCAGAGACTCGCCGCCTTTATTCAGGAACGTGCCAATCTTTTCGCCAGTGGACATAACGCCATCATCAACACCGATAACGTTGTCCTTAACCCGGCCCCAGAACGACATATCCGCCTCTGGTTTTTTCGCGCGCAAAGCCTTTTGACGGGCTTCAAGCTGGCGCTTGATTAGCTTGGCCTTAAGGTCATTGGCCATTTTCGAGTTCCTCAAACCTGCGCAACATTGCTTCTTGCTGCTCAACACTCAAATTTTCAATGTTTACACTGGCCAGTTCGTCGGCGCTCATCTTACTGAAATCGAGGCTTGTTGCCCCTTCTTCTTTCTGCGTGAAGCCTTCCATTTCAATCTGCCGGGTCAGTTCGCGGGCCTCATTCTCTGGGATGCCCTCATTGACAACGCGGTTGTAGATACTCTCAAGCCGGTCGAGGTTGTAAAGGATATCTTCGGCCTTCTGCGACTGCTCAAGGCTACCAAAGACAGCTTGCAGCAACCTGTTTTCAAACTCTGAAACCTGACCCAAGGCACCGCCTGTTGGTGAAGCGTCACGCATGGCTTGAAGTTTGTCAAAGCCGATGTTCGCTTTTATCGTGGTCAATCGGTTCTTCAAGGCACCCGCGCGGGTGCTATCAATGTTTGACGCTAATCCCCCGGTAATGCCGGTCGCGGGTGAGAATGTACTTTCTCCCGCGATCAGGTCTTTAGCAATGCTGATTTCATCAAGAACAATGCTGTTCGCGGTTTCCTTGGTGCGTTCGGCAATTTCGGCCTGCTCAGCCGCAACATCAGCTTCTTGTGCTGCCGCTTGCTGTTTCTGCCACACCGGCCCCCCTTGATATGGGATGGCAATAGGCGCGCCGCGCTCATCAGTCAGTATCTCACCGTTTTGGCCTCGCTGCCACACCAAGCCGGGGCCAGGATCCCCAAAATCAACGCCATTATCCCCCATATTGACGGTAACGCCGCCGCCGCCGACTTGAGAGATTTTACCAGTGTTCGCACCGGAAACGCCACGCTGCCACGTCTTCGTGGCGTCAAGGCCCATCGCAGCGGCTTCTTCTTTGGGGATGACTTCCCAACCCTGCGCGCCCTGATCCGAATAATCCGCAATCACGTCGCCCGTCATCGGGTTGACCAGTCGTCCGTTGATAACGACGCCTTTTGCCGGTGTCTGGGGCTGCATCAACTTCATGATGTACTGAGACGCCAGATGCGGGGGCATTGCGGCCAGAACGCGGCGCATTTTCGGGTCCATGCTTTCAAGCGCGGGGCCGATAGCCTCCTGCATTGCTTGTTGCTGCTCTTGCTGTTGCACTTGCGCATAGATGGGCGACAAGTCAGGCGCGCGACCGGCTGCAAGCTGCGTAATTCCAAGACCCAAACCCTGTAGCAGGTTTGCTGTCTTCGGCTTCATGTCTCCGAAAAGGCCAGCCATATCAAAGGCTCCCGTAATGCACGGCCTGAATGCCGCTTGGAAGCGTCACAACCGCGTCGGGGTGCTTGTCTTCCACTTCATCTGCCATAACGCCCATGTGATAGGTGTTCCCGCCCTTGTAGCGGTACGTATAAACAGGCGTCCCATCGTCCATTGCGCCAACGCGCTTGATATCTTCCTTAACGCGCCGGTCAGAAAGCAGCGGTGCCGCTTGCAGACCAAGGCCAAGAATACCAAGAAGGCCAGAATTACCGCCGCTCTGTGTTGCGGTTTGAACCCCGAACGCACTCCCAACGCCGGATGTGAGCGATAGATAGTTGCGCAATGCATCAAGATCAGCGCTTTTTGTCTGCTGGTCCCTCAACATGTCGGCGTTGATTTCATCTTGCGCGTGTTGCTGCCGCCCCGTGCCCAACTGATCCAAGAAGCCGGATTGATTGTTGGTGAACTGCCCGAGCCCTTGCAGTGCATTGGCCGCGCTCAGCCGCCGGTTAAGGGCGTTGTCCTCAAGCTGTGCCAGGCCCGTCGAAAGGCCTTTTGTCAGGTTTTGCTGATGCAGGTCGGATCCGGTCATGCCGGAATGTGCGAATGTGGCGTTGATCGAGGGCATCAAGCCTTCAATGACGTTCTGTTTCGCCGACTCTAACGCACCCTGCCCAAGCATAGCGGTGAGGGAGCCGCGCGCAACATCAGCCGACTCCAAGTTTTTACCAACGGATTCCTGCGCGGTTTGGATTGCCTGCGTTCTAAGCGGATCAAACCCCGCAACCATCTGCCCTGCATACGGGTCGATCCGCATACCGCCCCTGTTATACAGGCTTTGCGCATCGCTCAGACCCTGATTGATCATTGGTTGCGACGGGCCGTAGGGGTCTGCCCTCTGTGTTGTGGTCTTTGAACTTCCGCCCATTATAGCCTCTTTTCCAATACGACGTGACTTTTCGTCAGCCCGAATTTTTTGAGCGCCTTCTCCCAACCGGGGCGCGTTGTGGCCTCAAGACGCTGGCACCCTTCCGCCCGCGCCCAATTGGCAATCCCTTCGATCATATGAGCCCAATCCCGGAACCCGGATCCCGCACAATGGGTAACAAGGCAGGATTTCTGCCGATCCTCGGCTATCGCAGTCAGGCAAACAGCCTTGACCATCCCGTTCCAAGCGATCCAGAGTTGCCGCTTGCGGTCTCGAATGTCCGCAATGAAGTCTTCCGGCTCATAAAGCCCGTTTTCGCAAAAGCTGCCGAGATGCCACGCGATATGAGGCAACCAGTTGTCCAGCTCATGCGCGGGAACCGGAACCATCATCATAGGATTTCTTCGCCCCATCCATGCACGGTCAGAGCGCCACTTGTGCCGGAGAAAACCTCTAAGGTTGTTAGCGGGGCATATAGGCCCCCGATAATGTCAGTCAGATCAACAGCAGTATTCGCCGGTACGCTGTACCCAACCAGTTCCGCGTTTGAGACGCCCGCAGAACCTCCACTAGGAACACTGTAGAGCGACAGCGTTGCCGCCGTTCCGGTCGTATTGACAACCGAAAGGCGCTTGATTTCCAGCGTCACGTTTTCGCGCACACTGAACAACGTTTGGGCCGACCCTATCGCGGTTGCGGTCACGTTCAGGTGAGATATCGGAACCGCGCGGGTTTGAACCGCCGCTAATTCACTTGGGGCCTGTCTAAACTGTAATTCCATCAGTAGACCCCGCCAGGTTGATAGTTGACCTGAAAGCCGTAAGCATCGTCCCAGATCGTCCCCGCATCTGTCGTGATCCTGATGCGGGAATACCGGCCATCAGCGACAACGGGGCAGTATCCTAGAGGACCTTGCGCTGCTGGGGCCGTGTAAATTGGCGTTGTTGTCATCATCTCCCGAGTGCCAACGGCGGCCTTGACCGTCATTGTGTCTTCTTTAATCAGAGGTGTGACCGCATCGATGAACGTGCGTCGGCCCGTCGCCGGTTGAATATCCCCGCTGTCGAAACACGCAGCCAAGGTGGACCCATCAACAGTGTGCAGCTCACCCCCGGAAAAGCAGGATAGAGCGCGGCCCGACGCCTTGAACGCCGTTGAGTCTAAGCTAATGGTCATTGCGTCCAAATCAGGATAGACCGCTGCCACTTCTTCAAGCGTCATGTCTTCACGCTTGGCCGCTACAAAGAAATCAACCTGACGTTCTACATATGACCAGTCTTTGGTTTCCCAATTGTAGTAGAGTTGCTTGTCGCGCGTGATGCCGCCAAGGCTCGGGAAGGTCCAAACCACACAGCGGTTCGGCCAGTCTACAGCGCCATTCACAAGATGAATTTGAGCGTTGTTGACGTTTTCAGTGAACCAGCTCCAAATGCGACCCCTGCTGATTGTCTCAACCGTTGCACCATTGGTGACTGAGAACCCGTCATGGCTCAGGAAATAGGTGTATTGCCCGACACGAACGACGCTAAGAGGTGCGGCGCAACCCCGGTTCTTTTCGAAGTTCTCTTTTGCAAAGACGGACCCGCCACCGGAATACGTGAGCCGCGAAATCCCGTATTGCTGGAAGACAAGCCCGTAATCGCCGCCCGATATGGCAACAATCTGGCCCTGCCCCCGATCCAGATCAACGCCGCCCGTCTGGGTTGCTATGTCTGGCGTCCATGACCCCTGCGGGTTGTTGTATGGCGACCAACGCAGCTTGTAATGCTGGTCTGATGCGTCAATATCGACAATGTTCCCGACCATCAGGAAATCACCGACACGGCCCATCGCGTTCGCCCTCGGGGGAACTGCCGACGTAAACGAAACGTCAGATTCCATATCCGCGAGGCGATATGTGCCCTGTTCTTTGCAGGTCGCGTACATCGAAGGCCCGAAAGGCTCGAAGTTGAACCGTGACAGGGTTGTAAGCGAGAAGCCAAGCCCCGCCGCCGTTACCGTGCCGCCAATGACCGTGTATAAGTCCGAGGTGGTGGCAACTGCGATGCAGCTTGTTCCGTCTGCCCGCTCATATTCCTTCGCGCCCAGCACCTCGCCGGAGATTGTGTCTCCCGTGGCCTGCAACCCCAATGCGGGATGATAGCCGCGAGGTGAAGGAATGGCGTTCTTGCATTCCTCAAGGCCGGGGTTCTTGTAGTCGCTTTGGTCCGGCAGCCATGAGCCGAATTGATACTCGGCAATCACGGCGCGGTCCCAACCGCCACTTTAAGCGGTGCCCCTGCATTCTTGATCTTGGTGTCGTTCTTCATCGCGCCATCAATGGCGATGTCATAAGCCGCTTTCCAAAGCGCGGCCTTCTGCGCGTCCTGCTTCAATGCCGCATGGTGCGTCAGGGCACCGTAGATGTAGATTGCGGGGTGGTTGGTCAGAATGTCGTTTGTGTCCGTGTCGGCTGACAGATCCGCAACCCGCTTGTAATAAGTCAGGTGGATTGTCTCCGATGTGGTCGGCACGGGGTTGAGATACATCACCCCGTCTTCAATCGCATACTCTCTGGCGGTGTTCCCGTTGTAGTGCATACGGTCCAGAGCCTGCCCTGTGGTGGGGGTAAGCGCGATGCGAGGGTCTGTGTCCAGATAGGCCCGAACAACCCCCAGAAAGCCCGTAGGGAGCGTGATAGACGCTGCCTCGGTTAATGTGGTGGTCTCAACCATCTCCGAGATACGCAGCTCGCGGTTTATGTCGGCGGTCACAAGCTGATACACAACGTCAGACGGAGCGCGTCCAATCTCTGCCAATAATGCCGCTTTCAGCTCGCCAAAATTCATCAGAACGTACCTTTCCAGACACGAAATGCATCTGCATCACCGCTCAACAGCTTCTTGCGCAGAACGTCTTGTGCGGCGGGGTCGTCATGCGACACGCCAGCTTCTTTCAGCCACTCGTGAATCAACCAATTAGGGATGCGAGCGACCAATTTATTCTCGGAAAATCCATCAACCCCGGCGCTGCTCAGAGCCTTGGCCTGTTCAATCTGCGGGGTTGGGTCAAACGTCCTTTGCCGGATTAGCTTTCCGTCTTGCAGGAGGTTTTTTTCGGCTAGTTTCATGCTTTTTCACGGCCTCTGGTCTATGTGCCTTGATCGCGTCAAAGTCAGATTTCGGCATGTCTTGAATACCGCGCTGATACAGCCGGTTTTCCTCGCCACGGATGGACGAGACTAGAACTTCAACTTTCATGGGGGTGGCCTCGCTTATTAGCGGATAGCGGCGCGATTGGCGCGAATTCGGCGCGACTAGATGGAGCGCCCCCGTAGGGACGCCCCGTTTGGCTTACGACAGGTCGTAAATGCCGCCGAGTGCTTTTTCGTTGCGGACCTTCAATGTCAGTTCGCAGGTCACTTGACGCTTCTCGTTGTCGCCGGTTTTTGCCAGGGCCACGTTCTTCATGCCGCGCAAATGGGGGATTTCGATCATGTCCGACTGAACGACGAACATCTGATCCGTACCCATTTCACGGTCCATTTTGAACTCAACGGTGCCCCAAGGCGTCATGTAAACGTCGGTGACGTTCACGACCTTGGTTTTGCTGGCGTCGATGGTTGCGCGCTGGTTGTTCGAACCAGTGAAGCCCAGAACGACGTTCATCTGCGACGAAGGCAGATAAACAGTGTCGGGCTTGCCACCGCTGTTCCACACGCTTTCCATCACACCGTCAAAGATGGTCTGGGTCAGGGCGCGCGCGGTGCCGCCTGTACGTGCAGCAGCGCCTGCGCCGGTTGCCGAGGTGGCTCCAGAGCCTTCGCTGATGTTGGTTGTCAGCCATGTCGGCAGACCGCCAAGTTCACGCGCAGTGGTCGAGTTGCCCGCAACTTTCGCATTGTTCAGGAACAGGGCGCGCTCGATGTCGAGCTTCTGCTCCTTGGCGACCTTCATCACTTCATAGGCCATCGCGCGGCCTTTACCGGCGTTGTCCAAGCCTTCGTCGGTGTCAGGGATGACAACGGCGTTTTTGAAGATCTGCGTGTAGTTGCCGACGCGGGTTTGCGCGGTGCGCGCTTCCGCTACAGTGTCATCACCTTCAATGTGCGCGTTGTTCGCCGATGCACGCAGCGCGTCAGTCAACCATTCAGTGTTGGTCGAAGTCGCCTTGCCCTTGGCCGATTTGCTGTAAAGCGGCGTTTCATCAGGGTCAACGTTGGTGATGATGTTGGAGAGATCCTCGCGAATACTGTTGGAGTAGTCGTAGGAGTCGAAGGTGTTGGTTGGCTGTGCCATCTTACTAAGTCCTAATTACAGGACCGCTCAGCCTCCAAGTAGGAGGTTTACAGCGTCATCAACGCTGCCAGATTGTTTCAGGCGGTCCAATTGCTTCTGACGTGCCGCCTTCGCCTGCTCTGCTTTGTCGGGTTTTGAGCCGGGTTTCATCTTCTTCGCCGCCTTGGCCACCTTCTTCGTGACCTTCGGCTTGACCGATTGAATTTCCCGATACTTCCGCGCGTCCTCAAGGACTCGGATCATCCGGTGGTCCACGACACTCGCCATTTCTTCCGGCGTGAATCCGTAGTTGCCACCCACCTCAACCACCTTTTGCGCTGCCTGCTGGAATACAGCCGGGTCACGCCATTCGGGGAAAACTCCGAAAAGCTTTTCCGTTTCTTCGGCCTGAACCCGCTGACGCTCCTGCGCCTGCAATGCCTGGTAGTGCTGTGTTGCCTGTTCCTTGCGCTTTTGACGCTCGGTCCATTCTTGCTGGAGTGCAAACACCTCTTGCGGCGTGCGCTCCTGTGCAATTTCTGCCCAATTCGGCTCCTGTTCCATAGGAACCGCCCAATATTCCAGAGCTTCGGAAAGCTGCTGTTTGATCTGGGAAACCTCTTGTGTCTGGCTTTCGAACGTCTTGCGCTGTTCAGCCAGTTCCATGGTCTTTTTCGTGTAGTCAGACTGGCGCATGTAGCCCGCAGTCAGATCCGAAAGAGAGACCTCTTGTTTCCCGTTTACCGTTTCAATCTCAAAGACAGGATCGTCATCATCTTCGACGGTGTCCTCATCTTCGGCTTCATCGGTTTCCTCGTCGCCTTCTGCGTCGTCCTCGGCTTGGCCTTCATCGGCTTCCGTTTCATCCGCTTCCAGTTCCTCGGTGCCGGACTCTTCGTCCGTTTCGACCTCATCGGTCACGTCGTCCGCTTCGGGGGTGGCCTTTTCAGGTTCCTCGAACATCAGACTTGCTGCATCTTCGACTGAGATTGCCTGGCTCAGGTTCTCATCCATTGTCATCAGATTCCTCTAGATTTTGTGCCGCGCTAATCAGCCCTTTCATGACTAAATCAACGGCGTGATATAGGTCCAATGCCTTCTCACGGTCCTCTTGTGAGGTTGCCGCAGACATGACCTTTTTCGTCAGTTGGCTCCTGAAGGCAGAGACGACTGACTGAAAATCTTGATCCTTTAGGATTTGCTCAATGCGCTTGGCTCTCATTCCCCGACCTCATCGTGAGGAATTGCCGGGGTGCTGATGAAAGCCTGCGCTTCACGGTCCAAAGCGCCGGTCACTGCGTCCATAGCCAGCTTGTCGCGCTTGAAATCGTCTTCATTCACCGCTTTGTCACGGTCCAACTCCAGCCTTTGTGCATCCTTCTGAACATCTGCCGCAGTTTTGAGGCCCTTGTTTCGGACCTCTGCTTGCTTGATTGCCAGTTCTTCACGCTTGAGAGCGAGTTCTTCACGCTTGAGGGCAATCTCGGCTTGGTCTTTGGCTGCACGGTTGGCCGTCTCCTGATGCAGGTTCTGTATTTGCGCCTGCGCGACCAATAGCGCCGGATCCGGTTGTTGCTGCTCCTGTTGCGGGGGCAGGCGGCGCGGATCATGCAGGAACGGCTCGACGGACTCGATACCGAATGTCTCGGCCATGCGCTCGGCAGTGGCGTAGATTTTGGACTCGTCCACCATGCGGGATTTGCCCATCATCAGCTTTTCCTGCACCTGGCCAATCAGGGTGTAGAACGCGCGCTTTTCGTCGCGATCCCCTCGGCCCATGCCGACGTTCACCGTCATGTCAGTGCGGTCTTTCCATGTGCGTGGGTTGACCGAGACCCACTCGCCGCTCAGCTTCATGGCGATTTCCTTCATCGGACCCGACCGCAGGTCGCGATGGATGCCCAAGAACAGGTCACGCAAGCCGGTTTCTGCGAAGGTGCGCGCAATCAGCTTGGTCTTCTTCTGCGCGGCGTTCATGATTTGTTGAATGCCCGTTGCCGTTTTGTTCAGAGACTCGGCGTCAAGCCCCTGATTGTACCGGGTTGCACCTGCGCGCTGCTCCTTTACCCCGTCAAACGCCTCGATCAGTGGCAAGGTTGTTCCCGCAACCGATGGCGGGACGTAGTAGTTCAGAACATCCCCCTCGTACCGGATCGGCGCGCCGTGTGCGGGGTTGGCAATGTCGCTAAATGTGTCTTCTGTCGCCTTGCCCGGGTCAACAACAGGACGCCCGTATTGCGTGGCGTAGACGTTATCGAGCGTCGTCCGCATCAGGACGGTCTTGACTTGCTGAATATCGTCCAGAAGCTCAGCCATTGAGCGCCCGACGTGGCGGTGCGGCATGATAAACGGCGTCAGGGCTGCGAAAGGCAGGCCCGAGACTTCCTCGATAGCCTCGCTACCGTCTTCCCACTCCATGACTTCGGAACCATCGCCGCAGGCCCATACCTGCAACAGTTCGTTGATCCCGTCGCCGTTCTGGTCCGCCCACAGATACGCCTGATAGACGCGAACCGTCTTGGTTGTGTCGCTACCCTCGCTGGCCTCGCCTTCGAAGTGGTCCTGCGTGTCGTTGCGCGACTGTCCCTGAATCTCGTCTTCGTCGTTGAAGGCGCGGTCAATGCTTTCCTTGGAAAAGCCCATCGCCTCAAGTTCGCCGCGTGTCAGCTTGCGGTGACGCCCGCAGCACGGAACACCGTCGAGGCCAACCTTGTTCCAGCGTGGCGTTTTGAAAAATTCCTCTTGCGGGAATGCCTCGATGACGTACTGCTTTGACTTCTTGACACAGCGGATCTTAACGTTGATCCGCCCGGTTTCTTCGTCCACGCTCTGGTCAAGGATCTCGTAGTCGTCCACGTCAAGCTGCGATGCGATTGCAAACAGCTCGTCCTCGGTCAGGCCCTCGTAATCCTCGATGGAGACCCGTTCTTTGTCTTCCCACCCGAACTGGACATAGGAGTTCTGCGCAATCAGCGCCTCTTTGAACCAGACATACAGGTTCTCAAAGCCCCGGTTCTTTTGCCAGAACAGGTGAGAGACAACCTTGGTCTCCTGCTTGGCCGCTTCCTCGTCCTCCGCCCCTATTGGGTCAAACTCAAGGATGTCTTCCGCTGACGTAAACACATCCATGATATCAGGTAGAATAGCCTCAATTGCGTCCGATATGTCGGTTGAGATGAACTGTGACTTGCCCGTCTTCTCGTCGCCGTACTTCTCGCCAAGGTAGCGATCCATCAAGTCAGAGCGGATTTCCTCCACATCTGTACTGGTCGCGTCCTGAATCAGGCGCGAGATAGTCGATTTGATTTCTGCCATCTTACACCATCGAAAACTTGGGGACCGGGATAGGCCCTGTGTGCTGTTTGCGCGTCAGGCTCGGGAACAGGTCAGTTAACGCCCAAACCAGAGCATCAACCCTATCTGGCGACCAGCCAGAGACCTTCTTGTCAAACCCGGTTGTGACCGAACACATTTGATCTTCAAGTTCGGGATATTGCCCGATATGGAACACCTTGCCGCGCTCGTACAGCGCCGCTACAGGCTCGGCCCTTACAACCTTGCCCTTTGTTGCTCTAACCGCCTTGTACGGCACGTCTGCGGCCTGTGCGCGTATCGTGGACTCCACCATGTCACCGCCTTGGTTCACCTCGGCAACGATCCGATCCGCATTCAGGCTGTGATAAAGGCTGATAGCCCTGCGCGCCCATTCCTCCGGGCGATACTTGCCGCTTTCATCCGCAAGGATGTACGCGTTGCCATCCTTGCCGAGACCAGCCGCGATGATGCCGGTTTCATCCGAACCCGCCTCATTCGACACAGCCGGGTCAATCGCGATGACGATCCGCTGCATCTGGACCGGCCAGTCGCCATCGTCCTGCAATACCGAACGGTGAATGAACTCACGACGCCACAGAGCGTTCTCGTCGTCAGCGACGTACTCACCCAGCAGGAAGCGCTTTTTCTGCCGCTCTGGCAGCGCCTCCAAGTCCGCCAGGTAATCCCCTGACAGGTTGGCTTGGTTGTCATACGGGTTGACCACGCAATAGGCGTATTGGCTGCGGTCAATTGGCACTTCGTCTTGCGGGTCTATCCCTTCGCGCCACAGGCGATAGGTCCAGTGCATCCGCGTTGTTGGGTTCAGTGTGCCGTAGAAGCGCTGAGAAAGCGGCTCACCCTCAAGAGTGTCCACTACCTGCGCGAGGCGGGAGCGTAGCAGCGTAAACCAGTGATAGGGCCACTCGCTGATTTCTTCCCCGTGTATCGTGGCGTATTCCCGGCCAAGCATCTTCTCAACGGCCTTGTCGTCGTTCAGACCGCCAAGCCATATCTCTGAACCGTTCGGGAACTCCCAAACACCGTCCAGCTTGTGAAACGTGGGCGGCGGGATGTCCGGGTATCTCAAGCGCCACATCTTCGGGAACGTGTCCATTGCGATAGACACGCGGGCCGCTGACATTTCCTTACGAACAATTAGGTGCCGTGACTCCGGCGCTAGCAACGCCCTGTCTTGAACGCAGCTAACCAGCAGTGCAGACTTGCCAGAGCGTGAGCCACCATACAGGAGATTGTAACGGAACCCCTTGGTAAGGACTGTGTCCATTGCCCGACGCTGGCCGGGGTTGAGCTTGAATGTCAAAGCCACCAACCCCACTCAGGATCATTGATCCGTCTGTTCCATTGGTACGGTATGATCCACCGGGAAGCGGACGAGCCGTGCGGGTGTCGATCAGACTGCCCATTGAACCACAGCGATAGTTGCCCCGCGTCCCGAGCGCGTATTTCATACAGGGTCAAAGTTTCTTGGTTTCCGGTGCCAAGGTGATTGTCAGCTTCTCACCGTCGGCGTCCGCCAACTGAACGGGCAAAACCTTACCAAGCAGCCCCATGAACGGGCCGGGGTTCTTGTGCGCCTGCTCTGTCAGATAGCTGACCATGCCATCCTTGCCGTATTCACTGCCTGCGTTTGTTGCGGCTTGGATAATGGCGTCCTTGATAAGCGCCGTGGTTTTGTTCCGTGAGCCCTTGGGGCGTCCGGGCCCTGCCTTTCCTGCCCCGATTTTGTTTTTGTCCGTTTTTTTATCAGCCATAGCCTTTCAGGTCCGTTGCCGGTTGCCTGCCTCTAGCTTGTGTTTGTTTCCACTACCCGGTCCAACCATTCACCGGCCTGGATTGCTGCGTTTACGTTTGCGTCGAGTAGGACGCTGTTTACCCGACGGGTTTCTTCCCCCAGTGCGCAGGTAACTGCGGCCCACATGATTTCATGAGACACGCCGTTGGTCGCTGCCTCGCAAAAAGCGGCGATTGCGTAGTCCTCGTTAGTGGGGGTCAATGAACCATCCCCTGCGTGTTGCGCTGTATGAACTGCTCTACCAACATTTCCACAACCTGCTCGTCTGTCATGTTTGTGCAGAGCGTGTACCCCTCTTCATCAACCTCGAATTCAAAGAACAGCGGGGCTTCTTCGTCTGGGTCCATCATGTCCTCGGGAAGGTTGGTTGCCAGCCTGTTTCCGCTGGGCTGGCGCAGCGTACTAGTGACCCGCCCAGAGGCGCATCGTTGAGAGGCGGGGCGGGTTCGTGCCGGTGATCAACTCCGGCGTGTTCAACAGTTTTTTGGTTTGTTGAGCGCGTGACCGAGTGCGCTATTTGTCTCGGCTTTGTGATCTATACCGGCTGGTCGTCCGGTCTCTGCGCCGCGCTCAGGAGGTGTGCCGCCTTGCAAGTTGGCTCGAACAGTTACGAACCACAACACACCACCAAAGGGCGGATTCAAAATGGCCCACCTGCTTTTAGGCGAGCCATCCCGTTGTGATGATAATAACGCGAAACTCTAAAATCGCGCATACTTCATCTGATTATGCCAAGCATCATAGCAAATTTAGTCGCATAGTCAATACTTCCTGATAATTTCCCACATATCTTGCATTGCCTCTTTCTTTGCCGAGTGGATGCGCTGCTTGGTCATGCCGGTTACAGTCCTCACCTTGCGGTCAGGCATCCCGCAGGCTTTCAGGTACACCGCCTTTTTCATCTTCGACCGCTCACCAAATCGGTTGATGCAGAAACGGTGCCAAACCTCCAGGATAATCTCTGAGCGCGTGACCTGTTCCGCTGATGGGCGCGGGGCGCGCGCCTCTATTTCCGGCAGTTCCTCGACTTCACCGCGCAGATAGGCCGAAATGCGCTGCCATTGGGTCACGTCGTCCGGGGCCTCGGGCAAGGCCGACTTGCTCGGCATTCCTGTTCTGGGCGGCCCGCTATAGGCAATCTTTGATACCTCGGCAGCCTCGCACAGAAGCGCCCACATGACGTGGGTTTCATCCATGGTTACGTCAGAGCGGATCTGGCCCTTTGCCAGCTCTACGCCCTCTGCAATGGTGCGCCGCCAGTCGTGGTTTCTGAGACGACCGTCGATCTGGGTTGCTGCGTTGAATCCCATATCACTGCCCCCTTGTTGTGACCCAAACAGTGCGCTCGGGGCCTTCTATGCTGTAGCTATCTTGAAAAAGCCGTGCCTTGAGTAGGTCTGCCAGCCGACCGGCAAAAACCTCCAGCTCTGCCGCCTCCTTTGGGAAGCGCGGATAATTAATCAAGGTCACGCAAACCCCAGACTCCATCCCGCCTGTGTAGACAAAATCGGCGGGCTGGACTGCGAAGCAAGCGCCTTCTTGGCAGAACTCGCGAACAGTCCTCACGGCGTCGTCATAGTTGCCGCCAATCCAAATGCGATAGGTTAAGGTTTTGCAATCAGTCATCCTGTGCACTCCCCATGACCCGCTTGGCAAAGCGCGCCTTCGGTTTCGAAAATCCAGTCGCCTTGCCGCTCTACAAATCTTCCCAACTCGGCGCGGGTATACTGGTCTCGGAACCTCGCCCCATTTGGGTTAGCCGTGAGCGCAGAGGCTTTGTTTTCCATATCAACCCACCATTGGTGCCGGTCTGGATGATCACGCGCCAATGCCGCAAGGGTCGCTTCTGATTTAAGGAAGCACCCATCGCAATTCCCCAATCCATCAGGGACACACAGATCAAAATCCTGTCGCCCCCACCATGCCAAAACATCACGCTTCGAAACGCCCGCGTCAGCCAATGGGAACCACCGCACAACCCGCTTATCGGGCGAGGGCTTAACCCTCTGCGTCTCGTCAGCCCTGATGCCCAAAGCATTTGTCCAATTCGTCCATCCTTGCGTCATCAGAAACCGTCTTGCGGGCAAGAGTTTTAGGTTTTCAGTGCAGAAGCGTTTTGACTGGTCAGGGCAAGCCTTCTTTCGCTCAATTAGCCGTGCGAAAGGCTCGCCGTTGCGGCTGGCTGAATTGTGTGAAACCACATCAAACAATTGGCCGCTGCCGCGCTTTGCGTCCTCAACCCAAACAATAGGAACGGACCACCGGTCAGAAACCTCTTGCACAAAATCCAACGTCTCGGGCATTTCTCGGCCTGTGTTGGCGAAAATCACCTTAGCACGATCAGGCAAGCCACCGTTGGCCTCTAAGACTTGATGCAGCATGTAAGCCGAAGTACGCCCCCCACTAAAGCAAATCTGCACGTTGCCTTGCGGAAGGGTGTAGGGTTTCAACTGTTCATTACCCATATCACTGCCCCCTAATCGGATAGACCGTCACAACCGCGTTGCGGCGGAATACGGCCTGTATGTTTTCGTTGCGGATCTTTGCCCGCCATTCGGTGAACCTGTCCTCAATCGGCTTTTTCTCGGCCATTTCCACGCCCAGCCGGACGATGGGATAGGACCAGAGAACAGAGGCGAGGCCCTCCCGGCTGCACTTGACGCCGAAGCGCTGCTGAAAGCGCTCTAGGGCGTGGTCGGTGATTGTGATCCGGTCCATCACTGCGCCCCTCAAATGAATAGCCACAAAACACAGCCCGCCACAAAAGTGGCTACTGGGACTGCAACGGCGGCCATTGGAATTATCGCCGCGAGTCCGGCATCAGCCCACCAACGCAATCGATCCATGGCAACCATTGCGGCATAGATTACAAATACCCAAGTAACGACAACTATTGTTGCGATCCAAATTGCCTCAAGCATCACTCATGCCCTCCGAATATTTCCTCGTGGATTTCTTCCCGCGTTGGTTTCCTGTTGGCCTGTCTCTCGGCCTCTCGGCGCCAGTAGTCCCGCTCTTTCGATAGGTTGGATATCTCCATCCACTGGCGCTTGATGGTTGCGGCCTGTGTATCGTTCTGAGTGCATAGGGCGAATATCTGGGCCTTTAGCTGTTTGAGTGTCATGTCAGGCCCCCCGCTTCACTGACCGGGCCATTGAGACCAGCAGGTCCCTGAACTCTGGCGGGGTTGCGATCCGGGCCGTGCTGTCTTTCCCACCGCCCTTGAACGCCATGAGCCCAGCCTTCCGGCAATACTCGATACCGTGTTTGGCCACCGCTTCCGGGGGGAAGTCCTCGTCCCTCACCTTGGTCACACCCCAACGAAGATCCGGGAGAGGATCGACCTGAACGGCATATAGAAGGGTAGGCTTTGGGCAGTAGTGCCCGTATCGCCCCTGCTCAACACAGCATGTCCACCCGTAGGCGTCTGCTTTGACCCATCCCCCTGAGCGCGGCGGCTTGTTCAGCCCGAAATGCGCCCAGGCATGACTCCCCCAAGGATGCTCAAGGACCCCGCCGTATGCGCGAACATCGAACAGCGCCGACTTGAAGCAGCCCTTGTCGTCACCTTTGCGCTCGACCTTACCGCGCTTGATGTTGCCGGGCTGCCCCTTCCACATCTTCCCCCATCTCTGGCACGGGGGGTGGGCGACTACAGGATGCGGCCCCCCATACATTCTGGCGTCCCTGTCTTCATCCCAAGCTTCCACGCCGGGGAGGTTGTAGTAACTTCCGCCTGTCTGGACGAACAGGGCTGCAATTTGCTGTTTGAGTGTCACAGCTTGCCCTCCGCCCTCAAAACGGCGCGGTCGTTGGCAACCGCGCCCTTCCCGACGCCGAGATGAGCCGCAATTTGGCTGTGAGACATGCCCGCCTTGATCATCTCTAAAACCTTTGCGCGGCGCTGCTGAATGTCGTCCTGGCTCAACCCGCCCGAGCTGGATAGCTTCGGGAGTTCATTGTTATCCTGCCAATACTTCCGGTCTTTTTTGACAGCCGCGCTGCTGCATCCGAGGAAGTCGGCAATCACTTGAGCGGTAAAGCCCTCGCGTGTCAGGCGCAGAACCTCGGCGCGGCGCTCAGCCACTCTCGCGTCAATCCTGACGCTGCTGCCCAAACGTTTCTTGAACTTCGCCAGGGCCTCGGCGCGCGTCAGTGGGTTTTTCCGAACAAGGCCTTCATATCCCCGCGCTGTCTTTCCCCAGATATATTCTTCGTCCAGAGCGGATTTGCCTGTCGGGATTTTCTGGACCCTGCCAGCGGCCACTTCCTCGTCAATCAAACGGCGTTCCTCATCGGTGAGGGGAACCCGCTTGCTGTTCTCAATGCTGAATTCTGCGTGGTTGTATGCGGTCATTAGCCTTGCTTCCGATTTTCGTTCTTGCGCATCTTCACGATGTACCGTTCGAGGATTGCGACTGCGCCGCCCCAGCTATCCGCGAGGTGCGATGAGTTAATGGAGCGGCACACGTCCTGCGGTGACATGCCCTGCATTCGACACCAGTTCACGTGTTCCAGAGCCTCATCGAAGGCAGGCATTCCAGCTGGGATTTCCTCGGTGATGCTGACGACGGGCTCCAGCTTTGGCGCAGGCTTAGGGCGCGGGCGTACCGGCAAAGAAGCCGGGTAACGGTCACTGCCGCCGAACTCCCACAGACGTTTCGCCGCTGCGCATTCTTGCGCCGCCAGTTTCTCCATAGCGTTCATGACGCACCCCCAAACTTGCGGGGCTTGAAACCGGCCTCCTCAAGAATTTTCGCCGCCTGCTCTTTCGTGACGCGCGGCTCGGGTTCCGGCTCAGGGGCCTTGACCACTTGCGGCTTTGGTCGTTTACGGAGGATTATCGCCCGCAATGCTCCGGCATCCGGCTTTGCCAGCCGCCCCCGCGATGTGCGGTTCTTGCTGTCAATCTGGTAGTCGCGCCATGCATCGCGGATCTCGGAATGCGAGCAGTTTTCCAGAACGTCCATCCAGCCCTCGATCTCGATGGCCTTAACGGCGTCAGGGGTGTCGGCGTCGTGCCAGAACTGGCCTAGAATGGCCTGCGCCCTAACCCCAATCTTTGCCCGATGTTCCTGTTGCTGCTGCGGTGATAACGCGTTGAAGCCGGTCTGTGCTGTTGGGAGATTCATTGTTGCCTCCATTGATCGGGGTAAGTTGTGGCTGAGCGTCTTCCCATTGCTCAGCATTGAGCCAGCTTGCGGGATGCTTGGTGTATCTTTCGTCCTGCCCCACTCGCGTTGCTGCGTAAGCTTTCATTGCTGAGAAGAGAGTGGCGCTGTCGGTTTTTTTCAGCGCACGGGCATAGGCCTTTCGGGCGTCACCTTTGGCGACTTTGCGAGGAACGATGGACCAAAACTCATCAAAAGAGTCATTCCCTTCTTTCCCCTTTATTACCCCTTTATTAGGTTTGTCCCGCTGCTGTCCCGCTGCTGTCCCACTGCTGTCCCGCTTTTGACTTTTAGGCTGTCCCGCTTTTACTAACGGAGCTTGATATTCATCATATTTACAAACGGTTATGATGTTCAGACCTGTCCCGCTGTCTGTCCCGATCATGTCCCGATTTTCTAACCGCTTTAGAAACCTATCGACACGGGATTTCGTCCATCCCCACGCCTCAGCCATGAAGCGCACGGAAGCAGCAAGCTGGCCTCTGTCTAGGTGCGCTACCACATTGCCTACCCGGCGCTCACCCGGTTTGTACCGGGCTTCCATAACAAGCCAGATCCAGGCTTCACGCTCGGTGAAAGGTTCAGGCTTAAAGGCGGCGTCGTGCCAAATGTCGCGGGATATGTTGACGGTGCCGCTCATTTAACGGCCTCCAATCGCGCGTTGATAACGCCCTCTGCTTCTTGTGGCGTTCTGTCAGATTTCCACCCATTGCAGCGCGCACAAGAGACCACTAGGTTTTCTGGGTCATCGCTGCCACCTAACGCAATCGGCTCAAAGTGGTCGATCACCACTTCCTTGTGAGAGAGGCGTTCACAGCACCAATGGCAAATAAATTTCCCGCCAAGGAAGTGTCGGGCCATCACTAGACCACGCACACGCCAACTAATTGACTGCCGTCGACTCACCCCACTTCTCCTCTATGCTCGATAGTTTCCGTGAGTGCTGCGCCTGCCATGATTTCCCGAGCCAGGAGCGCAAAGCCCTCTAGGCTGAGGTCAACCCACTGATCCGCTGGAAAGGCCGCGCAGAAAGCCCGCATAGGAACGCTCACGCGGCTTTTCATGTGGTCGCCCCGCCAGATAACCGCTGGCAGCTTCCCCTGCTTCTCTGCGGCTTTTGTGGCCTGCTGCTTCCACTCGTCGGCGCAGGTGTATGCCTTGGCGCGGCGCTTGAGTTCTGGTGAGAATGGGAAAGCCGGATCATCTGGGATCAGGTCATCATTCCCGGCCTGCTGGTATTGGCGCAGGTTGCGGGCGAAGGTGATGCCTGTGAGGTCGAATAGCTCTTTGGCTACCTCACGCTCATAAGCGGCCCCTTTTGTACGGCTGAGGCTTCCCATTACGCAGCCCGCCCTACAAATTCGGTTGGGCCTTCTGCGTGTTGGTCAAACAGATACCAGCAGCAGTTATCCTTGCCTGTGTACTTGCTGTCAGGGATCCATTTCACCCGACCAACAGAAACGACCTTACGCAGCCATGGCATGAATGGCGCGGATTGCTTGGTGTGCATCCAATCGGCATCGAACAGCAGCCATGTAGGGCGCATTGCTGAGAAATGCTCGATCATCGGGTGCAGGATTTTCCGATCCCACGGCGGGTTGGTGATGATGTAGTCTGCACCAACAAACTCTACAGCAACCGCCCCGGCCTTGAGCGCGTCAACCTTCTGCATCCAAGACGTTAGGCCGCGCGGCTCAATGTCAGAGCAAGCCACGCACTCCACATCGCCGCGTGTCTGCTCGTTGATTGCCTTTATTAAAGCGCCATCACCCGCGCAGGGCTCCCAATAAGAACATAAGCTCGGCAAGTGCGGCACCAGCGGCACCACCGCTTCACGTGGCGTCGGATAGAAGTCGCGCGGGATGCGCTCGAAATCGGATCGCTTGCCCATTTACCCGGCCTCAACGCGGTTGAGTGGGGCGGGCTTACTCGCCTTGGATCGGCGATTTGGTACGGATTTTCTTACCCGGCCCTTGTTTTTGCCGCTACCATTCCCCACGTTTTTGACACGGGGACGGAAAGTAAAAGCGCTTTTCGGGCAGGTAATTCCTGCCTCGGCACACATTTCGGAAAGGCCGCTGTACCAACAAGCGGAGAACTTCCCCTTGTGCCGCGCATAACGGACAGATGACGGGCTAACCTGGAGCCCGGCGCAAATTGCGTCGGACCCTATTGTATTGGTGATATGATGAACGATTTGCTTGGTGGTGCGTCTAGCCATAAACGCACAATGCTAAATTATCCATCACTTGTCAATAAGTCTAACACAGCAAAAGCTAACAAGCCGTCGTTGCCTCTGGTGCGGAAAGCAAAGACAATCCGCGCCATGACTCCGAAAGATAGCAAACCATTTCTTCCCATAGCGCGGCGGTTGCGCTGGCACCGTGAGGACGTAGAGGGAATGATTCAGGCGGATTACGCTGAGGCAATCGGCGTCAAACGCACCACATATTCACTCTGGGAAGCTGGGAATCATCGGCTTTCGCTGGACGGCGCATTGGCCCTGCGGAAGAAATACGGGTTGTCGCTCGACTTCCTGTATGAGGGGATCGACGACGCATTGCCAATGACCTTGCGCAAGGCTTGGCGCGAAAGATTGTGAGTTAAATCGTGTAAAAAGTCGATTGTCATGCCGGTGCGTCTCGCGCCGTCAATCAGTATTTCTTCACGTTCCATCAAGCCCCTCATATTACAAAAATCTATTAACATCATCTTTAGATGCGCCTAAAAGTTGTGCGTCAAGCAAAAGGGGGGGCGCGATGCCCCCCATGTTAAGTCACAGACGGTATTGAGTTTCTGGGTATTTTTGTCCTAGGCTCAATGTCCATGTTCGCGTTATTGTCGAATGCGACGTTCGCAAGAAACGGGTAGTCGTATCCGGTGAATGTGGGCATGTTGCGCAGATCCGTCAGGACGCTTTTGCTCAGCCCCGTTTGCTCACCCCGCGCCACAGCCATAATATCGCGCCATGTCCTTATATGCATGGATCTGCCAAATTCTGTGTGGGAGTAGTGGCCTTCTTCGTTTTTCTGAACAAGGTCATTCTCAATCATCGCGGCCAGCTTTCGCCTCACGGTTTTTCTCGGAATCCTGGTAACTCGGCTTATCCCGTGGATAGTGGTTCCGGTCCCAGGCGCGAACCCCAGCAGTACCTGCCCGATCCGCCTATAGTATGAGTCCCAGCTTAAATACTGGAACAGGATCATTGTGCGAAACTGCATCCTGAGAACGACAGTTTCGCTATCAGTCAGTTGTTCCTTCGTCATGCGGCATTTAGTCCTTGTTTTCCTGATACTTGCGGGGGGGGGGATTTCCCCTTATCTCCTTTGGGTTTTTGCGTTTTTGCACGCCCTAAATGCGCTTTTTGACCAAACGATCAAGACATAATAACGCTAACGTGTGGCATGGCTGGTATTCGCCCGTCGCATGGCTCTCCTTGGCATATGTTAACCCGTGGTGATAAATTTTTTATCATTTGTTGTTGACACTGATGGCGATCCTAACATATTCTAGGATCATCAACGGGAGATTGATACCATGTTTTACGAACGCATCATTGCAGGTCAGAAGGCAGCTCCCGATTGGGCCGTCTGCGACCGTATTATCGACATTACCGATATCTGGTTGGAAGAAACCGATCCAGAGAACGAGCGCGGCGAGACCGCAACCGCATTTCTCAAAGCCAACAAGTATGACGACGGTATGGAGGTCGCCGGGATCGCTATCGAGGAACCCGAGGGCGACAAGACGTACCGCGACCGTGAGGCAGCAAGCCGCCTGATTGGATGGAGCGCAATCTATCGCATTGAAGAATACGAAATGCAGGCCCTCGGCTACGGCTCCGACGACCGTTACGACGAGCGGAAGGAGGCGCAGTCATGAGAACGGCACACGTTGTGAACTTCGCTGACCCTAGGTGCAAGAATGGCGCGGTTGCCTGTCAGTGTGAGATCGTCCGCTTTGTTCGCGGCGTTCGCGGCCCTCGCAAAAGCCCGGTAACCGCCACCCAGATCAAGAAATGGTTGCGGGCAACACCCGATGAGTTTGTCGAAGCGCAGATCGACGCGGCACTGTCGGCAGGGAAAATCACCATTCGCCGGAAGTCATTGTCCAGTGGTCGTCGCTACGGCGGCTCATACGTGTACGAAGTTGGAGATTAATAATGGTTCCCTTCACCACTCCAGGTATTGAAGAACGCCGCCAAGAGGCAATGAAGCAGCGCCTGAAAAGCCTCAAAGACCGTCGGGAAGTAGCCACTGAATCCAAAGGCGAAGATCGTAGTGATGAGGCCGAGTCATGATCCGCTGCATCCAGATCAGCCCGCACATCGTCATTCAGGGCCAGCTCGTAGCAAGCCAGCCCCTACACAACACTGCAACCATCAAGTGCAACGGCAAGCTCTGGACGGGGCGTCTGATCCAGTCCTTTCGCCGTGGGGAGATTATTCGATGAGCAAAATCACTGCTTACAAAGGGTTTAACTCAGATTGGACCTGCCGCGACTTTCAGTTCGAAGTTGGCAAAACCTACGAACACGACGGGGATGTGCGTATATGTGGGTCAGGGTTCCACGCCTGCGAAAATCCCATGGACGTGTGGTCGTATTATGGCCCGTGTGACGTGAAGTACGCCATGGTTTCCCTTGAGGGCGATACGGACAAAAAAAGCAGTGGTGACAGCAAGATTGCCGCCGGGAAAATCACCATTAAGGCTGAACTTAGTGCTGGGGAGTTCGTCAAAAAATGCGTCGATTGGATTGTTTCAGCCGCTAAGGGCAAGAATGAAGACAGCGGTAACTACGCACAGATCGGGTCCAGCGGTTACTCCGCACAGATCGGGTCCAGCGGTTACTCCGCACAGATCGGGTCCAGCGGTAACTCCGCACAGATCGGGTCCAGCGGTAACTCCGCACAGATCGGGTCCAGCGGTAACTCCGCAAAGATCGGGTCCAGCGGTAACTACGCACAGATCGGGTCCAGCGGTTACTACGCAAAGATCGGGTCCAGCGGTAACTACGCACAGATCGGGTCCAGCGGTAACTCCGCACAGATCGGGTCCAGCGGTAACTCCGCACAGATCGGGTCCAGCGGTTACTCCGCAAAGATCGGGTCCAGCGGTAACTACGCACAGATCGGGTCCAGCGGTAACTCCGCACAGATCGGGTCCAGCGGTTACTACGCACAGATCGGGTCCAGCGGTTACTACGCACAGATCGGGTCCAGCGGTAACTACGCACAGATCGGGTCCAGCGGTTACTCCGCACAGATCGGGTCCAGCGGTTACTACGCAAAGATCGGGTCCAGCGGTAACTACGCACAGATTGACGTATCTGGGCAAAAGTCCGTCGTAGCAAGTGCGGGATACAACGCAAAGGTGCGAGGCCAGGATGGGACCTGGTTGTCCGTCGCTGAATATGACGAAAACGGTGACTGCTGCGGATTCGCTACAGGTTGCATCGGCAAGGACGGATTGAAACCCGACACGTGGTACGAGGCCAAGGGCGGCAAGCTTGTCGAGGTCTCGTCATGACCCGCACAATCACCCTTTACGGCGGCTATGACGGATCGTTCGAGTATTTCGACAACGCCCCCGCCACCACCCCGGACAAGCAAGACACGCACAAGCTCATTCTGCCCATGGCGGATGGTGCCCCTGTGTCTGGCACGTTCACGAACGAGAACGGCGACGTGATTACTGTGGAGCGGATCAATGACTGAGAAACGCGGGATTGCCGTGAAGCCTTTGGAGTGGCTGCCGACGACAATTAATGGTCAACACCTGCGCGATACGGCGCGGGATATGGACGGGCGGTTGCTCTATGAAGCCGGTGTTGTTCCGGGACAGCACTATTGCCTTATCCAATTTCCGAAGGGTGGCGGCTTGAAAAGCATTCCGTGCGACTCTGTGGAAGAAGCCAAAGCCGTCGCCCAAGCCGATTACGAACGCCGCATCCTATCCGCCCTCACCCCCGCACCAGAACCAGCCACGGAACAGCCGAGCGTGAAGGAAGCGGCGCGGGTTGACGTCGAGGCCGTGGTGCGCTTGGCCCACAGCATGACCGGGGATTGGGATCATATTGAGGTTCACTCATTTGAGACCGCCCTGCGTTCTCTAGCGCGGGGTGAGTCATGACCTACATCACCTCATCCCCAAACCAGTCAGAATACGCGCAGCCCAATGTTACCGAGTGTTGTTCGGTTGTTAACCAGTGCCTGGGCAGCGCGTCTGAGGGTGCCCCCTATTCTCCCCACCGTGCGGGGCACCCTCTCCATACAATCCCGCAGGCGTTTGAGCGCATGAACGCGCCGCAGATCCGACGGGACCGCTTTGCCGGGGCATTGCCGCCTGTATGGCTGATGCTCATCGCAGCCGGGACATGCGTGTTCACGCTGCTGGTGGCCGACGCCATGTATCGGGAGTTTTTCGAATGGATGGTGGGGCTATGACCGCTGATTTCGGATTTTTCGCGGCAATATTCCTGTGCCTATCCCTGATTTCACCCGCCACCGTACCGGGTGAGACAGGCCCCAGCAGCGCGGGTTTCCTCCCGACCGTGCCTGCTGGGGTCAACCAGATTACGCAGCCCTGAAAGGAGGCGAGATATGTCAAAGCAAGAGAGTATTAAAGCCAGCCACAAAGGGATTTCCGCTGCGCTGGTTGCTGCCCAAATGGAAATGGGGAAGGCGCTGAAACAGTCGGACAACCCCCATTTCCGCAGCAAATATGCCGACCTTGGCAATGTCATGGACGCCTGTATGCCAGCCCTGAACAAGCACGGCATTGCTGTTATTCAGCCCACTGGTGAAGGGGATCACGGTCGCTATGTGAAGACTATCCTCATTCACAGTGAATCCGGCGACACCTTGGAGTGTGAAGTACCACTGATTCTGCAAAAGAACGACATGCAGGGATATGGATCGGCAGTCACATACGCCCGCCGATATGGGCTGATGACGATGGCCGGGATTGCGCCGGAGGATGACGATGGGAACGCTGCCGCTAAGGCTGCACCGAAGGCACAGGCAACCGTCAGCCCAGCTCAGTTCATCAGGCTGCGCGACCTAGCCGAAGCGGCTGGAGTAGCAGAGGACAAGCTTTGCCGCGCCTACGGGTGCGGCGACTTGCAGCAATTTCCGGCTGAAAAGTTCGGAAGCGCCGTAAAGAAGCTGGACACAACCATTCAGGCCAAGAAGGCGCAGGAGGCCGAGAATGTCTGAACAAGGAACAGCAGAGTGGTTCGCGGATCGTCTCGGCAAAGTTACAGCTTCGCGCATCGCTGACGTGATGATGAAGCCGACAACGGCAGGTTTCCAGAACTATCAGGCGCAGCTTGTTTGTGAACGCCTGACCGGGCAACCGACAGAGACGTTCACCAGCGCTGCAATGCAGCACGGCACAGACACCGAACCACGGGCGCGGGCGATGTATGAACTGACGAGCGGCAACGATGTCGAGGAGGTCGGGTTCATCCCGCACCCAACGATTGAAATGTCAGGGGCAAGCCCGGATGGCATTATCGGGTCTGATGGCCTGGTTGAAATCAAGTGCCCACAGCCCGCGACCCACATCAAGACGCTGATGGGCAAAAGCATCGACCGGAAGTACCTGCTGCAAATGCAGTGGCAGATGGTCTGCACGGGGCGGGAATGGTGCGACTTTGTTTCGTTCTGCCCATCGTTCCCGCCTGAACTCCAACTATTCATCGCGCGGGTGGATAGGGACGCAGAGCTTGCCGAGGAAATCACCGAGGCGGTGACACGTTTTCTCGCCAGCGTCGATCAGACAACCGAAACCCTCGATAAAATTTCTAAGGAGGCCGCATAAAATGGCTGGCTCAGTAAACAAGGTCATTCTCGTAGGTAATCTGGGTCGCAACCCGGAAACCCGCACATTCCAAAACGGCGGCAAGGTCTGCAACCTGAATGTCGCCACGTCTGAAACTTGGAAGGACAAAAACACAGGTGAACGCAAAGAACGCACGGAATGGCACAACGTTGCCATCTTCTCCGAGCCTCTGGCCCGCATTGCCGAGCAGTACCTGCGCAAAGGGTCCAAGGTCTACATCGAAGGCCAGCTTGAGACCCGCAAGTGGCAGGACCAGAGCGGCCAAGACCGCTACAGCACAGAGGTTGTGCTGCGCCCGTTCAAGAGTGAGTTAACGCTGCTGGATGGCAAGCAGAGCGACAATCAGGGCGGCTATGACCAGTCACCGGCCCCGGCGTCTGGCGGCGTCCACGACGACGAGATCCCGTTCTAATGAACCCGCAGACCTCCGCCCTCTCCCGCAAGATAGCTTCCGAGACTTCGACTGCTGTCCTCTATGCCCTACGCAGTTGGGCAGTGGGGGAGGGGCGTTGGTCTGACGAACTACAGGCCGAATACGACGCGAAATACGCCCAACTACGGGAGTGCTGGAAATGACCTTCGAAATCAAAGGCCCAATCACAGCCGAGCGCGCGCAAGCGGCAGCAGAATGGCTTGTCGAGAACGCCGCAGTGATTGCCGAACTCAAGGGCGAGAGGGACCGCGCCGAATACATGGTGAAGCGGGCCGAGGCCATAGAATTTGATCTGGCAGAGGGGAGCGCCGAAGCGCGCAGACAGGCCGCAAAAGCGTCTGAGTACCACCTGGACGCCGTGAATAAGCACATTGCCGCCGTAGTGGCTCACGAGAGAGCAATGGGAACCCGAAAGGCTGCAGAGACGCTGATCGAACTGTTCCGGTCTCTGAACGCCAATCTGAGGAGAGCGCCATGAGTATTCGCATCGTGGAAGCAGATGAGTTTGAAGCAAAGCTTTGTGACGCGCTGCGCGGGTTTACTGGCGCGGACTTTGTAACCGGGCCGGGCAGATCGGGGGCGATTGCCTCGGTTTATGCCAGTCATTTTCTGGGTATTCCGTTCATTCCGTTCAAGAGAATGCGGGGCAGCAAGGTCCTAATCGTTGATACGGCCATAGCGTCAGGGGCGACCATCAGAAAAGCCTCTAACTACTATTTCGGAGCGCCTTTTATCTACGCTTTTACCCAACCGCCGAGGGTGAAGTTTTGGTATGAGCGCCTGTCTATGGAGCGTGGGAAAGGGAACGAATACAGGAGGCTTGCGGCATGAGCCTCATGGGTAAACCACCTCTCGGCCAAAAGGTCGAAATGTTCGTTTCCGACGACCTGCGCAAGTTCGCCATGGGCAAAGAATGCCAGATGAAATCTGATTGGTGCAACTGGAATTGGGCGACAACGAACCTCTGTCATTCCCGCCGGAAAACCGGGACCGGAACAGCGCAAAAGCCTCATGATTTCTGGGGATACCACGGGTGCGCTGGCTGTCACGCAAACGAGCATAAGGTTTCGCTGGCGGATCTATACGGGGCCATTTGGCGCACTCAATGCGCTGTCTACGCGCATTTCGGAACACTGACGCCCTAACGCCAGTTCCATCTTAAGCGGCATTACGCCTTGTAATGCTAATTTATTTAACATATGTTAGTCACAGAAACACCTAACACATTGATCGGGAGTACAACAATGGTTCGCAACCTGCTATCTTGCTCAGCATTTATTGCAACGCTGGCCGCACCTTTGGCGGCTGAAATCACGCACGAGCAGGAGCTTTGTATCGTTGACGGGATCTGTGGTGAGTCAGAGCGGCCCGATCCGAAGCCGCTGCACCCGTCGCTATACGAGCCGTATGAAACCGGCATTGCTGAAAACCGCGCGGGCTTGCAGAGCGTCCGCAATGGGCTGGCAGAGGCACGGGCACAAGCAGCACGGGCCGCGAATACTGCGAACATCGCTCTGGGCCAGTCCGTCCTGCAAATGGACCTGTCGCGGGACAACTACATCGGCGGGGGGCTGGCGCTCTATGACGGCGAGACAGTCGGAACCATCGGCTATTCCCGCAGCATTGGCAGTGCCGACCTGGGCCTGATGATCAGCACGGACGGCAATGAGACCGCCGTCGGCGTCTTTGGCGGCTGGGGGTGGTGATATGACTGATATCAGTAAAGAAGCGGTTGAGCGTCTTATCAAAGAGGATTTGACAGAAATCGCAATTTCAGCCGGGCTTAAAGTTACTGACCATGACGTAAAGGTCATGGAACAGACCGCCGACATGCTCCGCGCCCTCTCAGCCCGTGTGGAAGAGTTGGAACAACAGGTCAGAGACACGTTGAAAATATCCAACCTGAAACGTGAACAAGGACGCCTTCAGGGGCTGGATGAGGCAATAGCGAAGTGCCGCCAGCGAGACATCATCTACGCGGACAGCGCTGCCGAACACATCCAAGCCCTAAAGGAGCAAAGCAATGACTGACACACGCATAGAGCCGTGCCCGTTTTGTGGCGGCAAAGGCATAAAGCAGATGAGTGCGGAACGGCCATTTGTGTACTGCGAGGGCTGTGATGCAAACGGACCTGAGTGTAGTACCATTGAAGAAGCGGTATACGCCTGGAACACACGCACCCCCGCACCAGAGGCCGGATGGCGGGATATGGATAGCGCGCCGAAGGGACCGACAGATGTCAACTTTCATGATGTGGCGTGGGGCGACACCGACGATCCAACCACTGGCCCAGCCATTCGACACAAGGACAAGTATTTTGCGCCCGCTGTTTTTTATCGTGGAGGGCCAGCGGACCAACGCCAATATGAGTTTAGGGAAATAGAGGTAAAGCCGTTTGCTTGGAAACCATCACAAGCCGCCCCCGGCACACAGCCCGCCACGGAACAGCCGAGCGACCCTATGGCTGGAACCTGCATACACATGACTGCTGAAATGGCAGAGAATTGCCCAACGTGTAACCCGACACTTCGCCACCCGTTGGCCACGGAACAGCAGAGCGTGAAGGAAGCGGACCTTACCGGAAACGTTGTCGTCGAATACCAAATCCAAAAAGGCGACGAAGGTCTGTTCCACTTGTATGGTTCTGACGGACTGTTTCTCTCTCGCAGGTCAGTTGAGGAATGTTTGGGCGCGCTGCCTATATTGAAGCGCGAACACGACGAAGCCCTGCGTTCTCTAGCGGGGGATGAGTGATGTTGGCTGCGTACATTAGGGAAAAGTGCCACATAGAGTATTGGCTCATTGGCTTGATGAGCGTCCTTATCGAGGAGGTCGGAGTTGAGAAGGTCCGTGATGCGCTCGCCATTGCTACCCCAAAAGAGGACCCCACCCCATGACCAATGAGACCACAGCGCCAGAGCGAGAAGATGACTATTGGATTGTCAGCTTGGAGGCGTTCGCTTTCGATACCGCCGAAGATGCCAAACTATACGCAGATCGCTTGGCCGACGCGTTTACAGCCATGCCAGAGTCTGATGGGTATGGCGCTTCGGTGAAATACTACCACGCTTCAGATGACGCCCTAGAAGCCGCCCAGGCACGTATTGCGGAGTTGGAGGGGGCTTTGGGGCCGTTTGCAGAGGCGGCGAGCGTTTTTGACAAGGATTATCCGGGACTAATGAAGCCGGGAACCTCATGCGGAATAAGGTTTGGTGCGCTAACCAAAGCCCGCGCAGCACTGGAGGGCAAAGGATGACACGCCTTACGCCAATAGCTGTGGGCGAGAAAAACGCAGCTAAGTTGATGGATATGAGCTTGGAGAGGTTCCAGAACTTGGTTGAATCAGGGTCTCTGCCGAGGCCAAAGCCAATCGCCCCCGGCGTTGAACGGTGGAGCGTTGCAGAGCTGGACGCCATTCTAAACGGCACGAAAATGGATGATGAAGAAATCACATGGTAAAGAAACTGACCCGAAAATATGTGACAACCAAGACCGTCAGAGGGCGGACGTACTACTATTTTCGGCGCGGCGAGACTTACCAAAGACTGCCAAACGATCCAGACAGCCAAGAGTTCGACACCGAGTATTGGGCTATCAGATCCGGCAACCACAAGAAGGCGACAAAGACAACATTCGACGCCTTGATCCAGAGTTATTATCAGACACCGGAGTTCCGAACCAAAAAGCCCGGTACGCAGAAGGAGTACCGCCGAACACTTGAATTGATCCGTGAGAAGAACGGTAAGGCTGATTTTACAAAGCTGCGCCGAAAGGGCGTAATCGCCGCACGTGACAAATACGCCGACACATGGCGCAAGGCCAATTCCATGGTGGAAATGCTATCCATACTTTCCCGCCATGCAATCGACCTTGAATGGATCACGTCCAACCCCGCCAGCGGCGTGAAGAAGCTGACGGGTGGGGAGTATGAGCCGTGGCCCGAAGGCAAGCTAAGAGCCTTCGAAGCATACTGCCGCAAGCATAGTTTGGAATGGGAATTGACCGCATTCATGCTTTGCACTGGAACAGGCCAACGGGTCGGTGATGTGATCCGCATGGAATGGGGGCACTATGACGGCGATTATATCGCTGTAGTGCAAGACAAAACCGATCAACGACTCTGGGTGGCCTGCCCTGACTTTCTGCGGGCCTATCTGGAACAACTGCCCCGCAAGGGTAAGTTCATGATGGCGAAGAACCTGACGCAAGGCGTGGCCAAGAGAACCATTCAGCAGCGAGTTATGGACGTAAGAGAACAGGTGGGTGCGTTAGGTTATGTCATCCACGGGTGGAGATATAACGCCGCTGTGGCGTTGGCAGAGGCTGGGTGTAGTGACAGCGAGATTCAGGCCGTCACCGGACACAAGACGCTAGAAATGGTCAGAAAGTATCGGAATCAGGCGAACCAAAAGCAGCTATCGAAGCGGGCTCAGGATCGTCGGAAGAAGTCCTAG